CCGCGCTTCCGGATTAGCCACCGGGTGTCTTCTACTATCTAGGTCGTGATTATTGGGCAACCTAAACGGGCCATACATGTGGTAATCACTTCTGAGGATAGTTACCACTTATTTATTTGGACTGAAGGCAAAGGTCCTATATTTTTGTGGTATTTCGGAGCCAACTTCACAGGTACCGTAATAACTTATCAGCCATACTGATCTTCATGTGGACACTTGGGTGGTAGGAGATAGACGGATGAAGTAAAATGCCTTTAAACATTATACCTTCCTTTTGATGGGTCTAAGGTACGTGGTAGCCGTCGCGAAATAGGCCAAAGGAGAGCGTATTAGACCGTACGATGCCGATGGTCCGGCCCCATATTTCAACATACTCTCATATTACTTAATTTGTATTAATTTAATATTGTGGTCTTATAATGTGTCATACTATACTATGATCTTTCTGGTCACTTCATCATTCTAGCTAGATGGTCAAGGGTCAAAGTACATAGGTACTATAGTCATGTTGTTTTATCACGAGATATCTATTTAAGGATAGTATTAATACATCTGTTCTCAAACTTTAGCTTAGTAGATACCCTTTGTTACACTTATCTTACTGTGGTGGTCAGTATAAAACACCCGTCTTGGGTTATGCCCAAGGGGTGGCCAAGGGCTAGGCCACATCTACTCTAACGAGAAAGTGAGTCACTAATGTGGCAATGCGGCCTCTGTCCTTTACTAGTTCTGGGCAGTTCAAAAGACTAGAAACAATTGGGGTACTAAGCGGGAGACCTGCACTCCAGACAGGATCGGTGTAGGCTTAGGTCTCTGGGCAAGGTGTAGCGTCCCGCGATTTAGTATTCCCCGGCCACGATCAATTGTAGCAAGTCGTGGTGCCCCATGTTCCGATAAGCCTATATTTCGTAAAAAAGAAGCAAGTCTAGAAAAGAAAATCGATCACCAATGTTCCTTTCACAGCAAGTGGGTTTCGCACGTAACGGTGTTGAGCCTCGGAAGATTTCTCAAGCGAACCTTGAGAATCTGTTCTCTATTATACTTAATATTGTGAACCTTTCATCTGCTGAATACCGCTCTGAGTTGGTAGGTGTAGCAGGCCTTATATTTAATAAGGTTCAGATTGGGTTTATGGCCGATCCATTGGCCTTAATCGCGAATTTAAAATTATGTCGGGCCTGGTACATTGGTATAGCTCGTGGTAAACCGTGTACTAATATAGGTTTTAAGCATGTTGATTGGAATCCAGAGCAAGGTTGTCCAGTGATGTTGGAGGGTCTACTACCGGTTTATAACAAATGGGTTGAAGACTTAGATATAGGGCAGATGGCCTTATTCCATCGTGTAATCTTTGCACTCTTATCTATGGATAGAGTCATTGTGATGCCTGCAAAAGCTGACTTCTCGACAATTGAAGCCGAGTACACGGGTGCCAGAGCTGACGGAAAGGGATCAGAGGTTCTGATAAAGTCTGAGGAAATAGAATCCGCTCTTCATTCACTTGGCATTAATAAAGAATCTTTCAAAGAGGTCTACGAGCGTGAAGTTTCATTATTCAGATATGAAGTAATAACTTCTTCGGGTCCAAATGGACCTGCTACTTGGACTGCTTACTCGGATGTCCGGGCTTGGTCTAAGGAACCTGAACTTCTGAAACAGCTTGTGGTCTACTTACAAGAATCTGATATGGTGTTTATGCATACCGATATGAATGGAACACTCCGGTTAGACGAATCGGATGTTGCACCACACCGTTACCCTTATTTAGGGAAGCATAATGTTATAGAAGAGTGGGGTGGTAAAGCTCGGATCGTAGCGGCTCTCGATTATTGGTCTCAAATGGCGTTAACTCCCTTACATAACACAATTAATACATTTTTGAAGAGACTGGGTTCAGATGGAACTTTTGATCAAACAAAGATTATTAGGAGAGTTAAGGAGTGGACGAAAGATGAGACGATAGCTGTGAATTGCTACGACTTAACCGCTGCAACTGATCGGATACCAATCTCATTGCAGAAAGAGATCATCACCAAGGCGATGGGATCAGCCTCTTTTGCTACAGCATGGAGTAGGATTTTGTCTGAGAGAGAATTTATCGATGATGCTGGAACTCTTCGTAGATACAAAGTTGGCCAGCCTATGGGTGCTCGTTCATCATTCCCTATGTTGGCATTAACTCATCATGTTATTATACAAATAGCTGCGTCGCGTGCTAAGTGTTCTAAGTATACTGAGTATGGTGTTATTGGGGATGATTCAGCACTTACACAGGCTTCTGTCTCTGAGAATTACAAAGCGATAATGGCAGCTTATGGTATCAAGATAAACCCTACGAAATCCATTGAGGCTTCTGGGAGCTTGTTATCAGCGGCTGAGATCTGTAAAAGGGTCTTCATCTCTGGTGTTGAGATATCATCGATACCGGTTAAGACCATTTGTAAGACGATAAGGGATGGGAAACTGGCTACACAATTGCAGAACGAACTCACTAATCGAGACTTAGGTCTTGGTCCGACTGAGTTCTGGATGCTCATGTCTACGATCTTGGACAACGAGTCGTTACAATTGCACTTAAAACAGAATCTGATGCCAGAGGAGATAGTAGGGTTATCAGAGGTGATTGCACCTGAAGGGTTGAAGAATGCTTTACCTTCTACATGGTTCGATGGTGTTGATTTGAAGAGGGATGATATTATTGAGGTCTATACGTGGACTGTAGCTACTGAGTCATTGAAACGGCTTGATAGTCTACTTAGATCATCACTGTCGATTGCTAACTTAATCGAGTTAAAGGCACAATCTGGTAATCCGGATTTTAAGGACACTCTCCTCGGAGAGATTTCTACAGAAGTGGCTACTCAGTCGGAGGCTGATGCTCCTGATGCGGCTGCTGCTCTGAAGACATTGCCTAGATTAAATAGTTTCCATCCAATTACCCAAGCATCGCAGTATGAAGCTAGACGTCTAGCAGATGACTTATTCTTATTAGCCTCGGCGGATCAGACTATGGTTAATCGGGCGAGAGGTGGTCTGTTAGACCGTTTCCGTAACGCGCTAACGGACTTATGGGAAGGGAGAGCCAGAATCAGTCCTCAGCAAGATCGGTCTCTACTCCTGAAAGCTCTTAAGAATCTAGAGACTATTTGCGTGGTCAGAGAGGATTATACTCTCGATTACACAGTAGTCCTAGCTCTTGTGGGTAGAATGTGGTCGGTCCGTCTCAATCTTGGATCTAGGGTCTTAATCAATTCAGTTAGATCACGTATTACAACTTCAATGGTCCAGGCCGGGATTAAACTTGATTCAGCTATGAAACAGGTTACATTCAGATCAGGGACAGCGAAGTTAAATGTAGTTCAAGGTTCTTCTAAGGTTGGTCCTTCTTTAACAACACGAGCTCGTAAGACAGCGAATAAAGGTGTTTCTTAGCGTCAAATACAAGTTACTACTTG